AGGTGATATAAAAATCACTAAAGACTTAGAGACACCTATCAAAGGTAAGCATGTTTACATCGTAGATGATATCTACGATACAGGTAATACAATGAAAGCCGTAATTGAATATTTAGAAGTTAAAAACCCATCATCAATATCAATTGCAACTTTAATTACAAGAGAAACTAGTCCAATTCCTACCCAACCCTCATTTAATGCTTTTACTATTAAAGATGAGTGGGTGATTGGGTTCGGAATGAATAATGATAAAGGATATTGCAGAAATTTACCTTCAATTTGGGCTCTGTAAATAATGTTCGTATATTACAGTATAAATAAAAAAGTTATAAATGGAAAACAAACGTAGAAAAATCCACGAGGAGTTAGAAGTGGTGCAAACAGGTTTTGCTAATGGAGTTGCTGAGGGTTTTCCTCTAAGTGATGATGCAAAACAAGAAATGATTAATGAAGCAACTATCACTTATGGTAAATTTTTAGATGCACTAAAGTGTGATTGGAGGAATGATCCAAATTCTATGGAAACACCAAAAAGAGTTTCAAAAGCTTATGTAAATGATTTATGGTCAGGTAGATATACAGCAATGTCTCCAATAACTTCATTCCCATCTGATGGTTATGATGGTATTATTATTGAACGTAATATACCTTTAACTAGTATGTGTAGTCACCACCACCAAACAATTAGTGGTGTAGTTCATATTGGGTATATTGCCGGAGAAGAAGGTCAAGTAATTGGTTTATCTAAATTGAATAGGATTGTAGAATTATTTGGTAGAAGAGGAGCAATACAAGAACAATTAACATCAGCTATCCATGGAGCTACAGATAAAATTACTGAAGATAATTTAGGTGTAATTGTAACAATTGTAGCAGGTCATTCATGTGTAAGTTGTAGAGGTGTTAAACATTCGGGTGCTTCAATGGTTACAACAAAAGCCTCAGGAGTATTTAGAGAAAATGGTAATAATGCTCGTAAGGAGTTTTTTGACAGTTTAAAAATTAATAACGGAGGACATCAAATATAAAATAAATAATAGTTATGGAGAAAAATAAAAGTAATGTACAATTTATTGATGAAGTTGAGGAGTTTAATGCTACTATGGGTAAGCCAAATAACTACTCTCCTACAATTCCCGAAAAAAAAGAATGGCAATTTGTTTATGATTTTGTTCTCGAAGAACTCGAAGAGTATAAAGCAGCCTGTGAGGCAGGTGATATTGTTGAGGTTCTTGATGCTTTATGTGACATTGCCTACGTTTCATTTGGTAACGGCTCTATGTTACATGGTCTTAAGGATAAAATACGGCCAGCATATCAAGAAGTACAAGCGTCGAATATGTCAAAGGCTTGTATTAACGAAGAAGATGCACAAGCGACCGTTGAAAGACGTTCCGCTGAGCAAAAGACACCATGTCACTATGAGAAGGTTGGAGAATATTTTATTGTCTATAGAACGTCGGATCGTAAAGTGATGAAAAACATTAATTATTTTAGACCAGATTTGAAACAATTTTTTACTGAAGATGAGATAAAGAATGCATCTTTAAAAGATTAATATAAAAAAATAAAAGTTATGAGTTTCAAGAAATGTTTTGCTAAAAGATTAGGGGGGAATGATTATCTCATACACCTATGGACTGATGAGGGTGGTTATGAGAAGGTAGAATGGACTAACCAAGCCTATACTGAATGTGGGGAAGCTGATGCTTCCCACCTTGGTTTGAATGGTGAACCTTTACGTAAAGTTAGAAATTGGAATAGAGAAGATCCAAAACTCCACTTCCATGATATGACCCCATATCAAAAATTCCTAGTTGAAAAATATGGAGTTAATGATGAACCATCTACAACTCAAAGGGAAATATTTTTCGATATTGAGATTGAAATGGGGGGAGCTCTTACCGAAGAATATATAAAATCAGCACCTAAGAAGGTTACATCAATTGCTTGGTATGATAAACAAGTTGATTTGTGGGGCATCTTAATATTAGATGCTAAGGATAATTTAAAACATACAAAAACTAAAAATCGGGAAATAATCCCATGTCGTACTGAAGATGAACTATTAATGAAGTTTATTGAGAAGTTTAGAGAAATGGATCCTGACATAATTGTAGGATGGAATAGTGATTATTTTGATATTCCCTATTTATATTATAGAATGTGTAATGTTTTAGGACAAGATATTGCCCGTTATTTATCCCCAATTGGTTATGTTAGAGAAACTCCTTGGTATAAGGATCAATTCATACAAATAGCAGGTGTAGAATCACTTGATTATATGCGTTTACATAAGAAATTTAGTTGGGCGGATGAACCATCATTTAAGTTAGATGCTATTGGTGAAAAATATGCTGGGTTAAATAAAATTGAATACGATGGAAATTTAGATGATTTATTTGAAGAAGATCCATTAAAATTTATTCAATACAACTTTAGAGATGTTGAAATACTTAAAGTATTAGATGAAAAGTTAGAATATTTATCCCTAGTTAAAAATTTAGCACATAAAGGTAAACATAATTATAGTGAGGTTTATGCTAATACCAAAACACAAGATGGCGCTATTTCAGCTTATCTATTGAGTAAAGGTATTGTTCCACCTGCTAAAGAACGCAACCCATTATCTAAGAAAAACTATGCTGGTGGATATTTATTTTGCCCTAAAGCAGGTATTTACAATTATATGTTTGATGAAGATTTAACTTCACTATACCCTTCAATTATTATGACTATTAATATTGGTAAGGAAACAATGATTGGGAGAATAATTGATGCTGATGATAGAAATAATCGTTTAGGATTAAATGATTTAAAAAAGAGAGATCCTGAGGAAGAATTAATGGTTGAAAATGCCAAACGTAGACGTACTAAAGTACCAGTATCTAAACTGGTTAGGATGATTGAAGAAAATAAACTCTCAGTCTCGGCAAATGGTGTTTTATTTTCAACAGATAATGAATCAGTATTAAGTACTATTCTAAAAAAATGGTTTGATGAACGTGTTTTATATAAAAATAAAATGAAAGAAGCATATCAAGCTGGTAATAATGAATTAGGTGCAAGTTTTCATATGAAACAATATACGATGAAAATTTTACTTAACAGTTTATATGGAGCTACAGCATTAGGTAGTTTTAGATATGGTAATGTAATACTATCAGAAGCAATTACATTGTCAGGTCAAAGAATCATTCAAGAATCAGCTTTAACAGCAAATAGACACATGAATAAAGTAATTCGCAAACAAATATAACTATGAAACATTTACAAGACGTACCATGGTGGATATGTGATCCCGAAGATATTAATTATGTAGCATACTCAGATACGGATTCTATCTATATCCATGCCGAACCATTACTTAAATTTCTATATCCTGACTTTGATGATATGCCTAGTGAGAAGAAAGATGATTTATTAGAAGAAGAAGCAATAAAATATCAACATATTATAACAGATTCATATAGTGATTTAGCTAGGGATTGTTTTAATGCTAAGGGAGAACATAGACTAGAAATGAAAACAGAATGTGTTATCAGATCAGCATATTTTAGAGCTACTAGGCGTTATGCCCAATGGATTACTAAACAAGAAGGTATGACAAAGGAATCACTTGACGTTAAAGGACTAGAGTTTAAAAAAGCAAATTTCCCACCAGTGTTAGGTAAATTTTTTCATAAAATCCTCATTGATGTGTTAAAAGGCACAACACAACCAGAGATTGATGCTCGTGTCAAAGCATTTAGACAGCAAATATTAGACGGCACTATACCGCTAACTGAGTTAGGAAATCCCACATCAGTGAAAACATTAAATAAGTATACTGAACGTAAGGCACGTGCTGGGGAAATGATGACTACTGTTGCTAAAGGTGCACCAGCTGCTGTAAGAGCAGTTATTAGACATAATGATTTACTAAGATTTTGGGGGTTAAATGGTAAACATAGTACTATTACTCAAGGTGATAAGGTTAAGTGGATTTATTTAAAATCAAACCCATATCACATTGATGCCGTTGCCTTTTTAGACTATGATATTGCAGATAAGGTTCGTACATTCATCGAAGAATATGCCGACCGTAGGAAAATTTTTGAATCAATATTACTTAATAAAGTCGAGGGGTTTTATGGAGATTTACAATGGTCACTTAACCTCAACCCATATCGCGAAATGTTTTTTAACTTATAATAAAAAAGAAAATGATAAATAAACTACTCATCCAAAGCATAATTAATAAATATTATCTAGGATTAACCGAATCTGTTAAATGGTCAATTAATGACAAAAAATTAAATATTGATTTTATGACTCCTAATAAGGATGTTATAGGGAGTGTTTCATGTGAAAATTTTGATTTAGAAGATAGTAAATTAGCTATTTATGATACTAAAAAACTTCAAAGTTTAATTAGTATCTGTAGTGGAGATTTACTTCTAGAATTAACCAAGAATAACGCCTTAAATACGAAACTACGAATATCAGATTTAAATTTTAACCTAACATATGCTTTATCAGATCCATTGTTAATTGGTAAAGTTGGTACTGTAAATGATGCTGAGTGGGTTGTAGAATTAAATTTAGAAGATGATGATGTAACTAACTTGATTAAAGCAAAGAGTGCATTAGCCTTAGTAGATAATATGATAGTAACTACTTCAACAAATCTGGATAATGAGGATGTTATTGAATTTGTATTTGGCGATGAATCAGGCCATAATAATAAGATTACATATCAAATGTCAGGAATTATCAAAGAACAAAATATGAAACTTCCATTTAACTCCGATATGTTAAAAACTATACTACAAGCCAATAAAGATATGGAAGGTGGAAAATTATATTTAAGCTCAATGGGACTTATGAAATTAGAATTTTCACACGAAGGAATTAAAAGTGAGTACTTTATGGTGAGAAGAACCGAAACCAACTTTTAAGAACAAGTTAAAAATAACTTGGTTTCCCAATCAATAATTCGTATATTCACGTATATAAAAACATAAAAAATATGAGCAACACTATTATTAAAGATCCTGCGATGGAACCGTACCACCTCAACAAAGATCAGTATTGTTATACTGTAGTGGAGACAATTACACCCGACAAGAAAAACCTAGGTAGGTTTGGGAATAAGGGTAATAAAAATGAGGGAAAGAATTATGAAAAAAATCTATCCCACCATAGTACACTAGGCTCAGCCTTAGGTAAAATTGCAAAGATGCGATTAGATGATAAACAGGATTATAATTCTATTAGGGATTACCTAAATGAATTTGAAATACAAAAAGAAGAAATGAGAGAATTATTAACAAAAATAGGAATATAGTATGAAATTAAAAGCAATGTTCGATGCGGTTATCGTAAAAGCGTTAAAAGAAGAGGAAACGATGTATGGAAACATAATTGTTCCTGATTTGGGTAAAGATAAAAATGAACATGGTGAGGTAGTATCAGTAGGACCTGGTAAATACTCAGTTACAGGAGATCATTTTTTAAAAACCCAAATTAAAATCGGTGATGTAGTAGTTTTACCAACAATGGGATTTACAAAATTAGAACATGATGGTGAGGAATATTTCGTAGGGCCAGAACAGCAAATACTTGCACAAATAGAAAAATAATTAAAAATTAATATGAAAAAAGAAATTAAATTCGGGGCAGAGGCCAGAAAAGAACTAATGGAAGGAATTGATACCCTTGCAGATGCCGTAGTAAGTACATTAGGACCTAACGGTAGAAACGTATTAATTGATCATTCACCAGCACCACCACAATCAACAAAAGATGGTGTTACTGTAGCTAAAAATGTAACAGTTGATGGTCATATTAAGAATTTAGGAGTACAAGTAGTTAAAGCTGCTGCTACAAAAACAGCAGATAAAGCAGGTGATGGTACAACAACATCAACATTATTAGCTCGTGAAATGATTAAAGCAGGTCTATCACACCTTAATAATGGTGCTAATGCAACTGAAGTTAGACGTAGTATTGACCAAGCTGTTAAAGAAGTAATAGGTGTTCTTCAGGAAAATTCTGAAGATATTTCATCTGAAGATCAATTAGAACAAGTTGCAACTATATCTGCAAATAATGATCCTGAAGTTGGGAAATTAATTGCAACCGCAATAGAGAAGGTAGGTAGAGATGGTGTAGTTCACATAGAAGAAAGTAAATCTGGTGATACTTACCTTGAAACTGTAGAAGGTATGCAATTTAATCGTGGTTATAAATCACATTTTTTTGTTACTGATAACAATTCAATGTCTTGTAAGTTAGATGATGTTTATGTTTTAATCGCAAACCATAGTTTTACTCAAGTTAAAGAATTACTTCCAATCTTAGAACAAGTATCGGCAACTGATAAGTCATTACTAATTATTGCTGAAGATATTGAAAACGAAGCATTAGCAACCTTAATTGTAAATAAAGCAAGAGGTACTTTAAAAGTAGCAGCTGTAAAAGCACCAGATTTCGGAGATCGTAGAAAACTTATCCTAGATGATATTGCAGCTGTAACAGGTGGGGTAGTATTTGATAAAGATAAAGGTATGAAACTTGATAAATTTAGTTGGGATTGGTTCGGACAAGCTCGTGCTGTTACAATTACTAAAGAAGAAACTACAATTGTAGATGGTAGTGGTACTGAAGAAGCTATTGAATTACGAGTATCTGAATTACAAAACCAAATTGAAGAATCTAAAACTCCATTTGAAACAGAACAATTACAAAACCGTTTAGCTAAAATGGTAGGTGGTGTTTCTATAATCCACGTAGGTGGTTATAATGAAACTGAAATGAGAGAGAAAAAAGATAGAGTTGATGATGCTTTACATGCTACAAAAGCAGCACTAGAAGAAGGTATTGTACCTGGAGGTGGAGCTGCATTATTGGCAGCACGTAAAGGAATAACATTAGATAGTATAGGTGCAAATATTGTGTATAAAGCTTGTGGTAAACCATTCGAACAAATTTTAGTTAATGCTGGTAAAACATCAGTTGAAGCCCAAATGATTGGTCATGGTTTTGATATATCAAATTCATGGTTAGGTTATAATATTAAAACTGAAGAAGTTGTTGATATGAAAGAAGCAGGTATATGTGATCCAGCTAAAGTAACACGTACAGCATTAGAAAATGCAGCTTCGGTTGCTGGAACATTACTTTTAACAGAGTGTGTCTTAGTTCCTCACCCAGATGAAGAAGATGAACCACAACAAGGAATGTATTAATTATGGTGAAACAAATTATAGAACATAATGAGTTAATAGCAGTTAGAATTCCCCCAGGCGACAAATGGTCGCTTGTGGGGGATCCTAAAAAGGAAATATTTCCAACATTAACAGATACTTTAGAAGCTTTTCTTCAACAAACCAACTTTAAGGGATCTTATAGATTAGATCCTATGGATAGTAAATTATATGCTATACAATCCCATGAGGAAGAAGTAGTGGTTGAAGAGGTTAAGCAATTTGGTTTATATGGAGAATTAGAGTTTAAACAAGGTAAATAAAATTAGGATAAGCAATAAAAAATTCGTATATTCAAGTCATGATAAATAAAGAACACACACTTTTAGTTGAGAAATACCGTCCATCAACACTTGAAAATTATGTTGGTAATGAACATATTAAGAAAACTATATCACAATATCTTACCCAAAATGACATCCAGAATTTTATATTCCAAGGACCAGCAGGTACAGGTAAAACTACATTGGCAAAAATTATTGTTAAAAATCTAGATTGTGAGTATATTTACATTAATGCTTCGGATGAAAGGGGAATAGAAACTATAAGAGACAAAGTATCAGGTTTTGCTAGCACAATGTCATTTAAACCTTTAAAGGTAATGATTTTAGATGAAGCTGATTTCTTAACTATCCAAGCGCAAGCATCATTACGTAATATTATCGAAACATTTTCAAAAACTACACGTTTTATTATGACGTGTAATTTTGTAGAGCGTATCATTGATCCATTACAATCACGTTGTCAAGTACTAAAAATAGTACCCCCAACAAAGAAGGATGTTGCTGAACACATTGCTTGGGTTTTAGGTGAAGAAAAAACTGAATTTGATTTAGGAGATATAGTAACAATTGTAAACCAATTCTATCCGGATTTACGTAAATGTCTGAATACAATTCAATTATCCACACAAAATAATAAGCTTGTAATTGATAAAACCGTACTAGTATCATCTAATTATATGATTCAAGTAGTTAAAGAATTATCAAAATCAAAACCAAAGTGGAAGGAAATACGACAGATAGTAGCAAATTCAAACGTTCAGGATTACGAAGAAATGTATCGTTTCTTATTTGATAAAGCCTCTAGTTATGCCGAAGGTAATGAAGGTATGGTTGCAATCCATCTAAATGATTATAGCTACCAAGCAAATTTTAGAATCGATAAAGAAATAAATTTTATGGGTCTAATAGCAAAATTAATAGAATTAAAATAAAAATAAAAATAAACATATGTCAGAAGAGAAAAAAATGAATCTCAATGTAGATTTAAAGAGTACAACAGCAATAGAAACACCAGATGGTGGTCAAGTATTTAATCAAGGAGTATTACTTCGAAAAGTATCTAAATTTGTAGTAGGAGCTGATGAAGATGCAGTAATGCCAATTCCAGTATTTTACGATCCAATATCAGGTAAGATATTATCAAGTACTATCCCATTGGAGCTTAGAGAAGAATATAAAGAATATTCTATTTAATGTCCCAAATCGAGATAAAAAATATATTTGGTTTTTTGGAGGAGATAACCGTAAGGAAGTCTCCTCCTGAAAATTTCTCACAGGCTTCATGGGAGAAGTGGAATTCTTATATGGTTCATAAATGGTTAAGTATGAATGAGGACTATATTGATATAGTAAACTATGTTCAAAAAACCAACCCACAAAGTAAAAAACAAATATATTCAATATACCGAGAAATGATTCCTAGAAAGAAAACATGGTCTAAATATATTAAAAATGAAAATAAAAACACATATCAAGAGTTAGAGGAATATGTGTCAAAATATTATGAGTGTTCTATTAGTGAAGCTAATAGTTACATAAATATTCTAGGTAAAAATGTTAAACATATCTTAGAAGGAATGGGAATTGATGAAAAAGAAAGTAAAAAAATAATTAAAAAAGCGAAATTATGAGTCGATTAAGAGATATGCTTTACACATCAGCCATTGCTGATAAAGCAAAATCATTATTAACCTTAGAATTACTAGAAGTAAATCCAGCAGGTATAGGTGATCATTCCACAGATGATTTTTATAAAAACGCCGAAGAAGCACTTGCTATGTTAGCTGATGCTGATGAGAGGTTAGAAACAATAGAAAAATATTTAATTGTAAAAGAAGTTATATAATGTCAATAAAGGAAAGAAAAATATCTAACTCAACACCCAATGAAAAAGTTGGATCCCCAGTTAATGATTTCGAAAAAACATACCCTGAACTAGCTGAAGAATTTAGTAAAATTCAAGTAGAACAGTATGAGTTATTTGCTGGTAAAATGATGGATTATGGTTTAGGTAATATTGCTTTAGGATCTAATCTTACAGAAAAAGAAGATGTGCAACTCTCGTTAACAGGTATTTGGTTACGTTGTAATGACAAAATTAACCGCTTGAAAAATATGCTAAAACGAGATGGTCACAGTTATGTTAATGATGAACCCATGATCGATAGTTTTATCGACATATCTAACTACGGTATTATAGCCCAGCTAGTTATGAGGGGTAAATGGAAAAAATAAAAGTTTTGGCTAAAAAAAATAAAATACCACAAATAGTAAAGGATATAAGAGCATACGAACCGGAGGCAATTAATTATGCCTACCAAAAAAATATATCTTTCTCCCAATTATCAATGTACAGAAGTTGCCCTCATAAGTGGGCTTTGCAGTATAAAGATGGGAATAAATTATTCTCATCCACTATACACACTGTATTTGGTACTGCGCTACACCACGTTATTCAACATTATTTAGACGTGATGTATGATCAAAGTGCTGCTGCTGCTGATAGAGAAGATACGGTTGAAATGTTTGAAGATGCTTTAAGGGAAGAATATAAAATCCAATATAAGAAAAATAACAACTCACACTTCAGTTCATCTGAGGAATTGAGGGAATTTTTTGAAGATGGGGTTAAAATAATCAAAACCTTTAAAGCTAAAAGGAATGGGTACTTTACCAAGAAGGGTTGGCATTTGGTAGGATGTGAAGTTCCAGTTGCAGTAACACCTAATAAACGTTTCAGTAATCTCATATATATGGGTTATTTAGATGTAGTGATGTACCATGAACCAACCAATACCTTCAAAATTATAGATATCAAAACATCAACTCGTGGGTGGAATGATAAAGTTAAAAAGGATGAAGATAAACAATTTCAATTAATCCTTTACAAGCAATTCTTTGCTAATCAGTTCAATATTCCCCTGGAAAACATCAGTATTGAGTTTTTCATTGTAAAACGTAAAGTCTATGAACACCCTGACTATACAATACCTAGAATTCAAACCTTTACACCTCCCTCTGGAAAGATAAAATTAAATAAAGCCAATAAAGCTTTAGATGAATTTATAACGGACGCATTTGATAGGGATGGGTATAAAGATAAACAATATAATCCAACACCTTCAAAATGGGATTGTACTTTCTGCAGTTTCCGTGATATCCCTAAATTGTGTTCACAAGCTCATAAATAGATTGATAAAATAAAAATAATTTAATTAAAATTAAAAATAATGAATTCAAAAAATCAAACACTAACCAGTGTCAAAGTACGAGAAGATTTATTCCAATTATTCCGTGTTGAATGTGTTAAAAGAAAATTCTCATTCCAAAAGTTATCAGATAGAGCAATCCATCTATTTCTAACCGATGAGGAGTTTAGAAAAAAAATTACTAACCACACAAACTTGGATTTCGACGAAATTTAAATTATATTGATAATATGAAAGAAGGATATATAAAAAAAGAAGATAGGAAGAAAATCCTCCTCCTAACAGATGACATTCGTGTCCATTCAGGAGTTGCACAAATTGGTAGAGAGATGGTTATACATACCTCCCATCGTTATAATTGGGTTCAATTAGCCGGTGCTGTTGAACATCCTGAAAAAGGGAAGAGAATTGATATTTCTGAAGATAACAATAAACAATCTGGTATTGATGATTCATCTGTAATTCTATATCCTACAGATGGGTATGGTGATCCTGATATTTTGAGAAGCATAATTGAATTGGAAAAACCCGATGCTATTTTCTTAATTACAGATCCAAGATATTTTACATGGCTTTTCCAAATGGAAAATCAAATTCGTAAACATATACCTATCATCTACCTAAATATTTGGGATAGTATGCCAGCACCTATGTATAATAAAGAATTTTACGAATCTTGTGATGCATTATTTGGTATTTCTAAACAAACAGTAGGTATTAATCAAATTGTTTTAGGTGAAAAGGGAAAGAATAAAATTATTAAATATGTTCCTCATGGTTTAAATAATAAAATGTTTAAACCTGTTGATAAATCAAACAAGGATTTAAAGGATTTTAAAAAATATTTATCAAAAGGTAAGGAATATAATTTCACCTTATTATTCAACTCCAGAAATATTAGACGTAAATCTATACCTGATACTATCCTAGCTTGGAAGTTATTTTTAGAAAAACTCCCAAAAGAAGAATCAGATAAGTGTTTATTTGTTCTCCACACTGAGCCTGTAAGTAATCATGGAACTGATTTAGGAGCAGTTATAGAATTTCTATTCCCTGAAGAGAATTCAAATATAGTAATTTCCAACGAAAAATTATCCACAAGTCAAATGAATTTGATGTATAATATTGCCGATGGTGTTATTTTAATGTCATCAGCTGAAGGTTGGGGATTATCATTAACTGAATCATTATTAACTGGTACTCCTATTATAGCAAACACTACAGGGGGAATGCAGGATCAGATGAGATTTGAGGATGGTAATGGTGATTGGATTAATTTCACTAAAGATTTTCCATCAAATCATAGGGGTACTTATAATAAACATGGGAAATGGGCATTACCAATATATCCCACTAATCTATCAATTGTAGGTTCACCACAAACACCATATATCTATGATGATAAGGCATCTTTCGAAGATGCATCTGATAGAATAATGGAACTTTATAAGATGGGGGATGAAAAAAGAAAAGAAATAGGTCAAGAAGGTATGGAGTGGGCATTAGGAGATGAAGCAGGTTTTACATCTGAGAAAATGTCAAATCGTATCATTGAAGGAATTGACGAACTACTTGATACTTGGACACCTAGAGAAAAATTTGAATTCTTAAAAGATACAGATTATGAGAAAAAAGTTTTAAAACATAAAATAATTTACTAAATGAAGAATACATTTTATATAAGTTGCCCAATAGACACATATTCAGGATATGGGGCGCGAGCAAGAGATTTTGTAAAAGCTATAATTAAGAGTGATAAATATGATGTAAAAATCATACCTCAAAGATGGGGAAGTACTCCATATGGTTTTATCAAAGACCATAATAAAGATTGGGGATTTTTAACACCCCACCTACTCCATCTTAAAGATGGTAAATTACCAAACCAACCAGATGTGTGGTGTCAGGTTACAATCCCTAACGAATTTCAAAAAATCGGGAAGTATAATATAGGATTAACTGCAGGAATTGAAACAACAGCCTGTGCTGCTCCATGGATCGAGGGATGTAATAGGATGGATTTAATCCTAACATCATCAAATCACTCAAAAGGTGTATTTGAAAATACAAGTTATGTAGCCCGAGATAAAAATGGTAATGAGTTTCCACTTAAATTAGAAACCCCTTGTGAGGTACTTATTGAGGGAGCTGATTTAGATGTTTACAAACCACTTAAAACACCCTTGACCAATGTTTCTTTATTTAAAAGCATTGACTCAATTCCTGAAAATTTTGCTTATTTATATGTTGGGCATTGGATGACTGGTCAAATCGGTGAAGATAGAAAAAATGTTGGTTTATTGATAAAAGCATTTTACGAATTATTTAAAAATAAAAAAGGTAAAAAACCAGCATTGATTTTAAAAACAAGTGGAGGTGGTGCTAGTTATATGGATAGGAATGAAATTCAAAAACGCATAAATTCAATCAGAGAAACTGTTCCGTCTGGAGATTTACCTAATGTTTACTTACTCCACGGTGAATTTTCTAATGAGGAGATAAATGAATTATATAACCATCCTAAAGTTAAAGCTATGGTTAGTTTAACTAAGGGTGAGGGATTTGGTCGCCCACTATTAGAATTTAGTTTAACAAACAAACCTATCATAACAACAGGTTGGTCAGGTCAAGTTGATTTCTTAAAACCGGCATTTACGGGTTTATTAGGGGGTAAGTTAACCAAAGTCCACCCATCAGTTCAACAAAAAGATATGTTGATTGAGGGTTCTGAGTGGTTTAGTGTTGACCATAACCATATAGGCCACTTTCTTACAGATGTATTTAAAAATTATAAAGATTGGAAGGTAAAAGGTAAACGCCAAGGACACTATAGTAGAACAAATTTCAGTTTTGAAAAAATGGAAAAACAATTAGACGACCTATTAATAAAATACATTCCTGTAATATCAACCAAAGTAGAATTAAAACTACCGCTTTTAAGTGGTAAAAAAATGAATTTACCAAATCTTAAAAAAATATAATGGAAAAAATAATAAATTGTGATAGATGTGATGGTGATTGTTGCTATGTCCAAGAAGTAAATGATGAAATTAAAAACTACCAATGTATGGGGTGTGGTTTCATTACTAACTCGCTAATGAAGAAAGATTCCCAATTTTTAGAAGAACAAATGGAAATCCTCCCAAACCTATATAAAGAATTAATGGGTGAAGATAAGGAGGGTAAAATTTGGATGCCTACAACAATTAACTTACCTTCACAGGGTATGATATTTGCTAATGGTACTAGTATCGATAACTGGAATTGGGGGGCTGTAAAATCAATCCCCGTAAAAGAAGAAGAAAAAGAAAAATATCCAATTCCCGGTAAAGATGGGGAGTTTTATAAAAAACGAATGGATATGGATACTATAAAAGAATTTAATGAGGGGGATTTTGTTGATGCTCTAGAATACATTGGAATGTTTAATAATGGTGAAGATGAAGATTAGTTACGCTATAACAGTATGTAATGAGTTTGTAGAAATACAAAAACTCATACCATTTCTTTTAAAAAACAAAAGACATGAGGATGAAATCGTAGTTCTATACGATTCAAAAAATGGTTCTAAATCAGTAGAAACATTCCTAAGAGCAAAATCAATTAATGGTGAATTTGCATGGCATGGTAAAGAATTCAATAACCATTTTGCAGATTGGAAAAATTATTTAACATCATTATGTGGTGGGGATTATATATTTCAAATTGATGCCGATGAAATTCCTAACAAAATATTAATTCACCATCTACCTGAAGTATTAGAATTAAATCCAGATACTGAAGTTTATCGGGTGCCTAGAGTTAATACCGTGAGTGGATTGGAGAAAGAACACATTGATAAGTGGGGATGGATAGTAAGCGATGATAGAAAGGTAAATTGGCCTGATCCACAGTGGAGAATTTATAAAAATGATCCTAAAATCAGATGGGAAAATAAAGTCCATGAAGTATTAGAGGGTTATACTACTAAAGCAGATTTACCTTATCTTGAAGAGTGGGCTTTATATCACCCAAAAACAATAGAAAGACAAGTCAAACAAAATAATTATTATAACACACTATAATGGAAAATAAAAAAACAATATTAATCACAGGTGTAGCAGGTTTACTAGGTAGTAGATTGGCAGATTGGATTATTACTAATAAGCCAGAATATAAAGTAGTAGGTATTGATGATTTAAGTGGAGGGTTTATAGAAAATATTCACCCCAAAGTAATTTTCCACCAATTAAATCTAGTAGATGGTGCGATTGATAACGTATTTAATGCGCATAAAATCGATTATGTTTACCATTTCGCAGCCTATGCTGCAGAAGGTTTATCACCGTTTATACGCGCGTATAACTACGATAATAATTTAAAATCAACAGCCCGTGTAGTTAATGAGTGTATAAAGCATGATATTAAGCGATTAGTATTTACATCAACTTTAGCAGTATATGGACATGGTGAAGGTGGTATATTTCATGAAGATCAACAACCATCACCTATAGATCCATATGGAGTAGCAAAATATGCTTGTGAAATGGATATTAAAATAGCTGGTGAACAACATGGTTTGGATTATTGTATAATCAGACCTCATAATGTGTATGGTGTTAAACAAAATATTTGGGATAAATATCGGAATGTATTAGGTATTTGGATGTTCCAACATCTAAATAATGAACCTATGACAATTTTTGGAGATGGTGAACAAACAAGATCATTCAGCTTTATTGATGACTCAATTGAACCCCTATTTAATGCATCAGTAAGACCTGAAGCTAGTAAAGAAACAATTAATTTGGGGGGTATTGAAGAAATATCTATAAATGAAGTTAGTAAGGTTTTATGTAAAGTCATAGGTGAAGATGTTGACATGGTGTATTTAGAAGGTAGACATGAGGTAAAACATTCAATTCCTACATATCAAAAATCAATTGATATTTTAGGATTTGAGTATAAAACATCGATGCATGAAGGTTTAACCCAAATGTGGGAGTGGGCTAAAACCCAACCTATGAGAGATAGATTTGTTTGGGATAAGTATGAATTAGATAAGGGGATATATAGCTTTTGGAAAACAAATTAAAAAATAAAAAGAAAAAATTATGAAAAATGTTTATGATGTTACTAATGAGTTTGAAAGAAAGTTAGGAGAATATACAGGTGCGCCTTACGTAGTTTGTGTTGATAATGCTAGTAATGCTTTATTTCTAAGTTTAATGTACGAAAAGGTAAGTGGGTTAGAGATTGAATTACCTAATAGAACATACCCCTCAGTACCTTGTGAGGTAATTCATGCTGGTGCTAAAATTAAATGGAGGAAAGTTAAGGGTAAAACAATTAAGGGTGCCTACAATTTAGGTGGTACTAAAGTTTGGGATGCCGCATTATCATTTACAACTGATATGTACAAATCTAACACCCATATGTGTTTATCATTTACAGGTCCTTACAAACATTTTAAACTATCAAAAGGTGGAGCTATACTAACTGATGATCACGACGCATATATGTGGTTTAAACGTGCTAGATACAGTGGTAGACGTGAATGTTCGTACCATGATGACAACTTTGATATGTTAGGGTGGAACTTTTATATGATGCCCGAAATAGCAACTAGAGGATTATTACTTATGGGTCAGTTTTGGAATGGGGAACAACCCATTGTGAATGAAGATAAAGAAATGCCATACCCAGATTTATCAAAATACCCAATTTTTAACCAATAGTATGGAGAAGAAAGTAGCAATAATGCAACCATACTTCCTACCTTATATAGGATATTTTCACTTAATAAAATCAGTAGATGAGTTTGTTATTTATGATAATATCCAATATACTAAGAAAGGATGGATTAATAGAAATAGAATTTTAGTAAATGGTAACGATAAAATTTTTACTTTACCTATTAAAAAAGACTCTGATTATTTAGATGTGAAGTGCAGGTTTTTAGCTGATAGTTGGGAACAAGATAGAAAAAAATTATTAAATATGATTAAATCATCTTATTCAAAATCACCATACTTTGATAAGATTTTCCCAATTATCCAAGATTGTATGCTCACCCCAGAAACCAATCTATTTAAGTTTATACTTGATAGTTTAACTTTATTAAATTCATATTTAGATATTAATACTAAGATAACAACATCATCAACATTGGATATTGACCATTCATTAAAATCACAATCCAAAGTTATAGCTATATGTAAAAATCTTAATGCTAGTACTTATGTAAATGCCATAGGTGGTCAAGAATTATACAGTGTTGAAGATTTCAAAAATAAAGGGTTAGATTTGAAATTTATTAAATCTCCACCTTTAAATTATAAACAACATAACAGTGAATTTGTTCCTTGGCTTTCGATATTGGATGTTTTAATGTTCAATAAAAGACAGGATATAATTGACTATATAAATAAATATACTTTAGTATGAGATGGGAAAAATTAGGACAAATATTTAACCCAACTACTTGGGTTGATGGGATTAAGAGAGATTGGATGAAAACCCATTCGCAGTCCGTTAGTACTCTAATAAAAGATGACTGTGTGAGGGTTTATTTCTCATGTAGACCTGATAGAGAATTGGATGGTAATATGACTTCAAATACCACATGGTTAGAATTAGATATAAACGACTTAACCAAAGTACTAAAAGTATCAGATAGTCCTGTAATGCCTTTAGGTGATTTAGGATCATTTGATGAACATTCAATATACCCTTCTTCAGTAATTGAGGAAGATGGTAAAGTTAATTTATACTATGCAGGATGGTATAGATGTAAATCTGTACCTTTCAACTGTGCTATTGGCTTAGCTGTAAGTGAAAACGGGGGAGATACATTCGAGAGATATGGTAAGGGTCCAATATTAGGACCTTCTGCTAATGAACCTTTTGTAATTAGTGGTCCTAAAATAAGAAAATTTGGAAATCAATACTATTTATATTATCTTGCGGGGAGTGAATGGATTAACCATAAGGGTAAACCTGAAATAATATATAAGATTAGAATGGCCAAATCACATGATGGGATTAATTGGGTAAAACTAGACACCAACATTATTGAGGATGTTTTAAGTAATAATGAATGTCAAGCAGGACCTGATGTATTTTTCAAAGATGGGATGTACCATATGTACTTTGTATATAGGGAAGGGTTTGAATTTAGAACACAAGAAGGTAGGGGGTATAAGATAGGATATGCTATTTCTGAAGATGGTGTTGAATGGGAACGAAGAGATAAAGAATCTGGAATTGATTACTCAACCTCAGGATGGGATAGTGAAATGCAACACTACCCCCACGTATTTGAATTAAAAGGTAACCATTACATGCTCTATAACGGAAATGAATTTGGTAAATATGGTTTTGGCCTCGCAATATTAAAAGATGAATAAATCAAATATACTACAACTAAGAAACCATTTAGAGATTTGTAAAGATAGTTTTACACCTAGCCTAGATACTTATGTTAGTTTAACGGAATATGCTGAAAAAATCCATTCAAAATCAATACTTTTTGAAAGATTTAGGGGAGATGAATTAATTGGGTTGATAGCCGCCTATAGTAATGATAATAAATTGGGGTATATTACTAATGTAAGTGTAGAACCTAAATATCAAGGTAAGGGTATGTCTTTATCTTTAATAAAAGAATGTATTGATTATTTTTCTAACATAGGTTATAAATCTATTAACTTGGAAGTATATAAGGAAAATGGGAGAGCCATTACATTTTATGAAAAACATAAATTTAAAGTAGTAGATGTAAAATTAAAAACAATAATGATGAGTAGAGATTTAAATAGAGATTATAATAAAGAATTAGCAGATACTAAAGATCACAAATATGCCTATAACTTTGATTTTGACATCATGCATCCATATATGATAAAATCATTCCAACCCCACTTTGTAGAAGGTAATTGTTTGGAGTTGGGTAGTTTTAAGGGTGATTTCACTAAAAGACTTCTCCCCCATTTTAAAGATATCACTTGTGTAGAAGCATCTTCTGTAGCAATTTCCGAATCAAAGCAAAAACTAGGTGGAAATATTAACTGGGTGGAAGGTTTATTTAATGATGTTGTATTAGACAGAAAATACGATAATATTATATTAACTCATGTACTAGAACACATAGATAACCCAATAGAATTATTAAATAAAATAAACAACGAATGGTTATCTAAAAATGGTAAGCTATTTGTAGTTGTGCCAAACGCCAATGCTCCTTCAAGGCAAATAGCAGTTAAAATGGGATTAATTGATACAAACACTTCAATTACTCCCTCTGAGAAAGAACATGGACATAATATTACCTATACCCTAGATGTTTTAGAGAACCACGCTAAAAAAGCTGGATTAAATATTATAACTAGATCTGGTATATTCTTTAAAGCATTAGCAAACTTTCAATGGGATAAATTACTCCAAACAGATATAATATCCAAAGAATATCTAGATGGGTGTTTTGACTTAGGCCAACAATATCCAGATTTATGTTCTAGTATAATGTTAATATGTAAAAAAAAATAATATGAAAATCCACATTTATTATAGACATGCTTCTAACTGTACAGTTAAAAACCGACCTAACTGGTTTAGTTTTGAGTCTTGTTGGAAGAATTTACTTAAAACTATTGAAGGTAAAGAAAATATTAACTTAACTTTAGCTTTAGATGGGGATATTGATGATGATTTCACTAAAGATTATCAATCTAAGTTTGAACTATTTACAACTAATCATGGTTCAAGCCTTCTTTCATATCGGGATTTATTAAAATATGTGAAGAACATAGAAATGGATGGTGATGATCTTATTTATTTTATTGAGAATGACTACTTACACTTAGAGGGTTGGGTAGAAAAGTTAGTGGATTTATTTTCATGTTATGAATCGTTAAATTATGTTTCACTATATGACCATAATGATAAGTATATGCCTATCTACAATGATTTATCATCTAAAATATTAACATCAAATACACACCATTGGAGAACAACTCCAAGTACTTGTGGAACATTTGCAATCTCCCGAAATTTATTTGACCAAGATTATGATATTTGGGAAAGTGCAGTAGGAGATCACAATACCTTTTTGTATCTTAATGACGAAAGACAAAGATATGTCTTGACACCTATACCGGGTTTAGCAACTCATTGTATGGAAGGATTAATGTCACCTATGGTTAATTGGGAAAAAATAAATAATAAAATTAAGTAATATGATATCAATAATAATACCAACTTATAGAAATCCTGATTTCTTAGACATATGCCTAAAATCAGCAATTGAACAACAATCTAATAAAAATGAAATCATAGTTTCCGTAGATGGTTTTATAGAAGAAAGCCAACTAATACTAGATAGGTACAAAGATGATATTACTGTATTAGATTTAGGTGAAAATCAAGGTATGCAACAGGCTCTTAATTTGGCTGTGATGAATGCAACTAATGAAATAGTCTTTATAGTTAATGATGATAATATATTTTGTAAAGATTATGATTTAACTATACTAGATACTTTAAAAGACAGAGAAAAAACCGTATTAACCTTAAATCAAATAGAACCAACAGGCCCAGGAATATTTAACTTCCCAGTTAAAGACTTAGGTGAATCACCTAAAGAATTCAAATATGAAGAATTTATAGATTATGAATGTTCTATTAGTAAAGATGAATTAACCGTGGATGGAGGTATTTTTCCATTTGCCATGTATAAAAAATATTATATGGCAGTTGGTGGGTTTGATACAATGTACCAATCACCATTCATTTGCGATTGGGATTTTTTCCTGAAATTAGACTTAATTGGATTAGGATTTGTTAGAACCCATAAATCCCACCTATACCACTTTGGAAGCTCTGCTACTAAAAACGGTAAAGAAGGTGAAATGTTTAAAGCAACAGAATCACCAGCAGCTAATATGTTTATGTACAAGTGGGGTATACCACCTAGTCTATTTGAAAATAATTCCCATCGACCAAAAGGAAAAAGTGTTAGGGGAATAAAATTTTAAATATTTATAATGGAACATTAAAACCCAAACCATATGGAGAAAGAAACAAAATTTAAAACAAAAAGAGATGTTACACATATAGAAATTGTTTGGGATGATAGGCAGGATTTAATTGAATTAAGTACTACTGATTTATTTTCTAATTTTATTCTTGAGAAATCATATGACGCCATTACAAAAGCAATTGATGAAGGTTTAGATAAGGTAGAATTATTTAATGTATTTAATCTCTCCATAATAATAGAATTAGAAAAAACCAATTTCTCCTCAGTACTTGAGAGAATAAAAGATTTGTACATAAGTCAAGAGAATTATGAAGAATGTATTAAAATCAACAATTTAATAGATAAAATATAAATTATGAATAAGTTCAAATTTTTCTCAATAAGTGATAAAGCAAAAGAAGCAATAAAGATTTTCCCATCAGAAAATTTAAAAGAAGCATACATAATAGCCTCAGGTTTTAAAAAATTAACAATTGGAAAGTTTAGAAAATTATTTAAAATAGAAAAAATCAAATAACATGGAAGATACTACAGGCAGTGATGGTGATATTAAAAAACTATTTACTAGTATCTTAGGTTCAGATGTAACTATAAAGGATAATATTGATTCCACAGAAGAAAGTGTATTTGTAACTTTTATTAAGAAGATAGAAGAATCACGAATGTTGGAGGAGAAGATAGTTGATGATTGGGGTATTGATTTAACACGAATAATAGATCCTCTTTGGTATGTTATCGAACATACCTTTAATTTTTTATATGGTAAGGATGCAACAGATTTAATCATGTGGTATATTTACGATAGATTTGACCCTGATGGTAAAGTAATTGATTTGGAAGATGAAGATGGGAAGAAATTTAACTTAAAAACACCTAACGATCTTTGGAGCTACATAAAATACAGATTTCCACCAAAATCCCAATAATTATTTGACTACCCGTAAATTTTTTTGTACATTACCCATAAGTGATAGATAATTATAAATTATGAATATGAAATGTGTTAAGTGTAAAAATATAATAAACCCACTACGAATGAAAGCATTGCCTAATACTAAGGTATGTGTAGATTGTTCAACAGCTGGGGCTTATAAAGCAGTCACTACTACTGAAGGTAGTGGAGACCATACTTGGAATGATATCCAAATATTAACTCCCGACCAATTTGATAGCTACCAACAAGCTGAAGATAAGATAAGGGAAATGAAAAATCTCCCAAAATCTAGTGGGTTAGAAGAAGAGATAGAAACCCCATTAAAAAATAAGAAGAAATAAAATGCCAAAAGCCAAGCCAATAAAAAAGGAACAGATAGTTGCAGCGATGTCACAAACCCGTTCGAATCGAGCAGCTAGTAGATATTTAAATATATCATATCCCCACTATAAAAAATGGGCTAAATTATATGATTCCAGTGAAGAGGGATTTAAAAGTTTATTTGATCAACATTTGAACCCTTCTGGTAAGGGAATTCCAAAGTTCTTATCAAATTCAGGTAAAGATCCAGCACTATTAGATATTATTGAAGGTAGAATAGATGCATCATCATTCTCTCCTGAAAAAATCAAATATAGACTTGTAAGTGAGGGATATTTAGAAGAAAAATGTTCATCATGTAATTTTCATGAACGTAGAGTTTTAGACTATAAAATACCACTATTACTCCATTTTAAGGATAATAATAAAAAAAACTACCGAAAAGAAAATACTGAGTTTTTATGTTATAATTGCTACTACCTTTTAATTGGGGATATATTTAATAATAAACAAATTGAAAATATAGAAGATCACAAACCTTTAAACTCAGGTGAGATAGATTGGGAGTTAGATCCTTATACAGAACAAAGGTTAAAAGAATTAGGGTTAGGTGATAGCGATGGTGATGATTTAGATATAATTTCTTATGTATGAAAAAGAAAACAAGAAATATTAAAAACAACAAACATGGTAAAATCGTTAATGATTATGAAAAACAAAAGATAAATCATTTAGAACGACTAGCAAGTAAGCTTATCAAAGATGATGATAAAAACCAAAAACTAAAATCAAAAATAATCAATAAAGGTTTTTTAGATTTATTTTAAAGATACCTACATATAAACTTGGATATCCGTGGGATATTTCGTATATTAGGGTAAATAAAAATATAGATATGAAAAAATTAATATTTCTTATAATTCCATTATTTATAAATAGTGGCCACATCAAAAACACCCAATACTACACTCCCCCTAACCAAGGTTTAGAATTAATACCGGATATACCACCATTAGTTAAACCTACACATAATTCCACCACCTCACTAATTGATGCGTTAATATACGTTGAATCACGTGGGAAAAACGATGCTGTTGGTGATACGCATCTAAAACACCCGTCAATAGGTGTATTACAAATTAGACCTATAATGATTAGGGAAGTTAACCGCATACTGAAAAAACAAGGTAAACTCCAACATTTTAAATTGGGAGATAGGTTTAGTGAACAAAAATCAATAAGTATATTTAATGTGTGGAAAGATTACCACCACCCCGAAGATAGTTTTGAAAAAATAGCTAGATGCTGGAATGGTGGACCTAGAGGTTATAAAAACACAAGAACACTTAAATATTGGGTTAAAGTAAAGAAACAACTAAATAAAAAAAGAAAATACTAATGGGAATTGAAAATCGTAAATCCTCCCCACTAGATTCACTTAACCAGTTTGAGGATGAATTATGGGTTGAATTAATTGAAAAGTCACCAGAATCCGTAAATAGTATATGTTTAATGTTGTCTTTAGATGTGCAGTTAGAAAAAGAACGATTAAATAATAAAAACATTAAAAAATCATAAGGATTAATGAAGTAAAAATCTACAATATTTATAACAAAAAATTATGTCAATAGTAAACATACCAATAACCGAAAATAAATATTTAATCTTCTTCAGTGATGGTTACCCATCTTACTATTTTGATAGCACTCTAAATCAACTAACTACCTTTAATAATTCATATTGGACATATGAATCATACGATACTGAGGAGGAATGGGTAGCTAGACTACTAGAATTCGGGATTGTACCCGAAGAACCAACTTCTCCTATCTAAAAATAAATTATGGCAACATACACATCCAAAGAACTAGAAGGAAGAGGAACACCAACCGAGGCATTAACTGCTGCTACGGGGTATAGATTTCTCCTTGTAAGCCCTAACACATTATTAGGTTCGGCTTACTTTACTTTTGAAACAGTTAGGAATTCTAATGGGTTTTATGATACAACATCACCCAAAAATGCTGTTGGAACTATTAATACTGCAAGTGGTGTTCAAGATCTTTTACAAGACTCTTATATATTTTCAGAAGTCATTACCAGAAGCATATCTTCATTTACATTTACACCAACTTTAGACGTTGCCGTTAGTAGTTCGTTTTTAAGAATTACTGGAGGAGGATATCTAGATATCTCTATAGCAGTACCTGCACGCCCATTCAAAATGTTAATTACAACTAGTAATCCTGGTGCTTCTGGTACAACATCAATGACAATCCCATTCTCAGAAGGGCAATTTTCAAATTGTGTAGTTGATTGGGGTGATGGTACAACTGAACCCGTAAACACTAGTGGAAATACAACACACGATTATGGTGAAGTAAAAGTGAATCAGGAAATTCAAATATCTGGTGCATTTCCTGGATTATTTTTTAATGGTGGTGATGGAGATTCACTCAAATTGGAGGAAATTACTCAATGGGGGACAAATGTATTCCAATCATTAAGTAACGCATTTTCTAATTGTCAGAATTTAAAAAATACTAATTATGCTACGGATGCTCCAAATTTAGGAGTAATAACTGATTTAACCCGAATGTTTAATGCATGTCAAAGATTTAATGGGTATATTGGTAATTGGGATGTAAGCAATGTCACTAACATGAGTAATATGTTTAGGAATTGTCTTGTATTCAACCAAGAATTAAATTCTTGGGATGTAAGTAGTGTTACAGATATGCGTAATATGCTTCAATTTTGTAGTATCTTCCAAGGTAATATTTCTAATTGGGATACCAGTAATGTTGAAAATATGGTAAGTATGTTTTTCAATTGCACTCTTTTCAATAGTGATATTTCTAATTGGAATGTGGGTAATGTTACTGATATGGGGTTTATGTTTAGTGGTGCAGATGCTTTCAATCCAAACATTGCAGATTGGGATGTGAGTAGTGTTACTAATATGTCTGGTATGTTTTCAGATTTTAGTGGTGCTCCACCATCATTTAATCAAAACATTGCAGATTGGGATGTGAGTAGTGTTACTAATATGGCATTTATGTTTTATGGAGCCACTACTTTCAACCAACCTATTGGAGGTTGGGATGTGAGTAGCGTTACTGATATGAACCTTATGTTTTTTTCTGCACCTGCTTTCAACCAAAATATTGGTTCGTGGGATGTATCTAATGTAATCAATTTCAGCAATTTTATGCTAGGAAAAACACCTGCAACATTTAGCGCAACTAATTTAGATGCTATTTACAATGGGTGGAGCTCACGAAGTGTGCAACCATCACAAGTAATTACTTTTGGTACTGCCAAATTTAACTCATCTTCACAAACCGGTAAAGATATATTAACATCAACTCCTAACAATTGGAATATAACAGATGGAGGACAAGTTTAAAATACTAATAAAAATAATATTAAAAAATCATAATTAAAGTAAATGGCAGAATATACAGGAAAACAATTAGAGGGCATGGGTATACTTACGGAAGCATTAACTGCTGGTGTAACTTATACATTCACATTTACTACACCCCCAACATTAAGAGGTTCAGCTTACTTTACATTAGAAACAGTTAGGAATTCTAATGGATTTTATGTTGGTATAGATGAAAATGCTGAGGGAACTATTAATACACTTGCATCCATTCAAACACTACTCCAAACACCATTCAAATTCTCTGTAGTAGTACAACAAGGCGCAGGTTCATTCAATTTTACCCCAACTAACAATATACCTCTGGGAGGTGCATTATTAAGAGCAACAGGTAATATTGCACTTGACATTACCCCAGCAGCAGATACTGCTTTCAAAATAACCGTTAATACTGGCACTACTTTTCCTTTTCGAATCCAACCACAGGCAGGTATGAATCTTGTGATAGATTGGGGTGATGGTTCAAGTTCTAACATAGGTAGTAGTACAGATACAGAATTGACTCATAATTATGCTACTCCAGGCACTTATCAAATATCGGCTGAAGGTCAGTTTAATGGACCTAATTTTAATGGTCTTACTCCTATTATAAGTCTTGATAATTGGGGTACTAGTGAGTTTACTGAATGGCAAAATGCTTTCAAAGGGTGTAGAAATATGGTTGGAAATTACACAGATACTCCAAACACGTCTAATGTAACAAATATGGATCACGCGTTTCATACTTGCACCATCTTTAATAGTCCATTAAACTTTGACACTGCAAATGTTACAAGTTTTGGTAATTTCCTTCGTGAAGCTTCTTCTTTTAACCAACCCATAACATTTGACTTATCATCTGCGCTCGTGTGTAATTCAATGTTTAGATCAGCAACCCAAATGAATTCACCAGTAACACTTACTAATACTGGGAATGTAACTAATATGTTCACCATGTTTACATTTTGCAGCGCATTTAACTCTGACCTAAATTTTGATGATACTTCAGCAGTTGCTAATATGGAATACATGTTTTACCAAGCATTCGCATTTAATCAAGATATTAGTGATTGGGATGTAACAAGTTTAACAACATTTAATTTCGGTTTAACACAAACATCTTTTGACACAACAAACTATGATTTATTACTAACTAATTGGTCAACTTATTCACCTCTACAAACAGGCGTACCATTTTCAGCAGGAACTGCAAAATATAGCCCTGGAGCAGCAGCAACAGCACGTGGTGTACTTACATCAGCTCCTAATAATTGGATAGTTACAGATGGAGGACAAGTTTAAATTCTAAAAAAACAATCCACGCAAGTACTAGGCTTTTGCATATCCTGTTCGTATATTTACGGGGTAAGTTGGGGTTAATATTAATACCAATTAAAAATAAGGGTTATGGCGTTGTGTAAGATTAGTAATTTAAATAAGTATGGGTGTATGAGAAGTCGTATACTATATAAACCTGATAATTCAATACTTAAAATAAATCCTAAAGGTTTTGGGAAATTTATAGGTATGAGTAGGTTTAAATATGAATATGAATCTGCTAAACCACCTTCTTTAGCTAATATTAATGGTAAATTATTTATATCACCTGGTTGGGTAGAAGTTCATCCTATGACTACATTAAATGATATAGATTGGATTAAGCCTCAATCCCTAGAAATAAAAAATGAAAAAATAAAAATACAAGAATTTAAATTTGAATCTAAGAGTAGCCCTGGTTCATTTTATAAAGTTACTGTAAAAAATAATAAAGTAGATTGTAACTGTGCTGGAAAGTGGAGAGCAAAGGATAGACAATGTCGTCATATGAAAGATGTTAAGAAAGAATTAGGAATTTAAAAATAAAAGTTATGGCAGAATATAGAGGAAGACCAAAAGATATAATAAAACCCATTAGGGAACAGTGGGTGCAAGAGTGGTATGAATATCCATCCAAACCCGAACTGGGTTATAAATATATTTGGCACCATGATAATACCAAAACAAAATCAGGTCCATTCAAGGTAGAAATAATCTGTCCTAAAGGATTTAAACCCGAAAAGTATAAACCTGAAAAAGGTAAAGCATATAGTAAAATGCCAGTAGTAATGGTATTTAAAACATCAAACCGATCAAATGCCAAAACAAAAATGAAGATTTGGAGGAATGAAAATATAGATTATATATCAACAACTAATAAGTTAGTAGGTGTACCCGAAACAGCAATCACATTAGAACTTGGTGTAGGTGATAATTTTATTGAGAGATGGAAGTTAAAATACAATTTATAATTTTTAAAAATAAAAGATATGATGGTAGACAAGAGAGAAACAGGTGTAATGGATTTAGTTAATGCGTGTTTTAGTGGTTTCATTACAGATCAGGAATGTATTATAATGGGTGATTTATTATTAAATAAAATTTTTACGCTCTGTGGAGATGATGATTTTGACTTAGTTTTCCCCAATAACGAAGCAAATTAATGTTGAGATAAATGCGCAAACATTAGGCTTTCGCATGTATTATTCGTATATTTACGGGGTAAGTTGGGGTTAATGTTGATGCCAATTAATAAATAAAGGTTATGTTTGAAGATGAAATATTTTGGAAGGAAGGATTTGAGGGTAAATGTTTAGGTGGATTAATGTTTAGATCGTTTGACTTAAACGAATTCATTAAAAAAGTTGAAGAAGATGATATCGAAGTAATAGGTATTAAATTTGAAGGTAATAATTTAGAATTAATAGTTAAAAAATAAAATTTATGTCTAAAATACAGAAATCAATTGTAGAGCCTAAATGGGTTAAAATTAAAGCAATGTATGAATCCGGAACAAATGGTTCAACTGAGTATGGTAAAAATTTTAAAATCGATGGGGAGTTAGATAAACTCTGTAGTGAGTTTATAGATTTAATGGGTGAAATCACTCAAAAAAGTGGTGGGGATGTAGTAATAGAAGACATCAATATGGAATTGTGGAAAGAACGAATCTGGTCATTAGTTGAAAATGCTGGTTTACTACCCGAAATAGCTTGGAGAGATGACAAAGAATTAGATAGGCTAGAAATTGAAGATAACTGGAATTCGGAAATAGATGAATTTACATACAACCTAGAATCAAAAGAACATGAAGCTTATAATTAAACCAAAAAAAGAAGAGTAAAGAAGAAATAACAAAGGGAGACATAAAATAACCTAAAATATTTTTAAACTAAACCTCTCCTTGACAACACACACACTCCAAATACGTATATATGATTAATAATTTATATAAGCATAACGACCAACTATTTATTATAAAGAGAGAAATTGCTATTCACTGCTTTAAGAAGAAAGGCGAGGGGGAAGTTGGAAGGGAAGGTGAGAAGTTTGTAAAAGAGTGGAGGGATTACTTAAGAGCCGACCACGTTTTGCGAACGCAAACTCATTATCTTTTTTGCGACAGAGTTGAGGATATTGAGGTAGAGTGGGTTAAAGAGGAGGAGCTATAATGGAAAGAATAGTATTTTCAATCAGCACATCATTTTACAAACGTAGTGATGAGGTAGAGAGGATGTATAGTCTCCTACAGAGACAGACGTACGATAGATGGGAGTGGGTTGTCACCGATGATTTTAGTGAGGAGCTTTCGGCCGAGGAGGCTTTGAAGGCTATTGCTAAAAAGGATCCTAGGGTTAGGTACTTCAAGCAGGGGAGGAAGAAGGAGCTATTCTACAATCCGAATTATGGCACCGCAGGAAATGTAGTTCTACAATTGGATTCGGATGATGAGCCTTACGATAATTTACTGGAGATTTATGAGAGGTACTTTAGAGCGGATGAGGATTTGATGGGAGTGACTTGTGGGCACATAATGAAGAAGAAGAGGAAGGAATTTGTAAGCATTTCGGCTTACCCTCTAGCCGATTTGAAGAATATTAACTTTGCACCAATGGCTAGGGCTTGGAGAAACACAATACCATTCTTCGATTATCATGGCGAGTTGGAGGGCTTTCAAAACGACACTAACATATGGAGACAGGTTGAAGCTCGTGGGAAGGTAATGTATATACCGCGTGAGTTATATAATTACAACTATAGTGGTGATTCTCTATCTAAACGCAAGCTTACACGTGAGGAGAAGGAAAGTAATGAGGAGGAGCGCTTGAGGATTGAGGGAAGATTTCCCTCTTTAGAGCGAGGAGATAGCTGTACATTTGACTTAAAATATCTAGCCATTGATAGGCTTTCGTGGGCATTTTATGGAGCTGACTTCAACCAATCATCGGAGAGAAAGCGAATATTATTTATTAAAAAAGACATAAAGCCATTTGAGAAGCAACTCTTGAGGGAGTTGTTTTTCGACCACACCATCGATTATGAAGCTTCTACCGACTCGCATTATGATGAGATTATAGCTTACTTAACGATAGATACGTATGATTTCTTACTAACGAACCTGCCTACTCTGAGGAAGAGTCTTCATGGCATTCGTTTTAGGTTTTTTATTGACAGCGAGCGATGGGTTTACGATGAGGAGAAGCTGAGGAAGTTATTTGGCAAGTGGGCTTTTTGGGAGACTGGTGGATTGTATTATGGAAATTTAATTTAGTGATATTTATAATAAAAGAGCTTTATGAGTAATGAAAATAGAAGATACATCACATTTGATTTAAGTGAAGTCGATCAAATTGACTTCAGCCAAGTTGAGGAGACATCAAATGAAACACTTAGGGTGTCAGTTGATTTAAGTAAATCTGTTGTTAAATACAACCTACCTCAACCATCATCAATTGCAGGTTTAACTACAAAGTCAGCGGAGAAAACTCATAGTGAGATTTTAATAATTATGGGAACGTCCGAGTGGTCAAGCCCTATGCCTATTTAATTATGGGAATACCTGTAAAATATAGCACATCCCAACCTACTAGAAGTGGATTGAGGAAAGGTGATTTAATTGTTGGAACTGGGGATGAGAATTATGGACCTAGTAGTACAACTTCGTATAAAAATACTATTGGCATTAAATTAGGTGGATGGAGCATAACTACTCTATCGAGTAGTAATACTCCCATATGTTTTCAACCTGGAGATGCTACTGCATTAATAGCTATTGCAGTAGATTTAGGTAGTAGTGCTAGCAATGAGGCTGAAGCAGTTGCTTTTTTTGGAACACGAGCTAATACTTGGATTTTTAGGAATTTCCCACATAATATGGTTACTGATGATTTGGTTTTTGACTTAGATGCTGGAAGTTTATCATCTTACCCGGGTACTGGTACAGTAGCGAAGGATTTAAGTGGTTTAGATAAAAATGGTACTCTAACAAATGGAGTTGGTTTCAATTCCAGAGGATATTTTTCGTTTGATGCAGTTGATGATAAGATAGTAATACCCGTAGTAGTATTAAATGATTTTACAATAAGTCAAAACATAATAATAAACTCATCATCCGCTGATGATATGTCAATTGGGGGTGGTTCAGCTAATAGTGGGGCGGATTATACTGGATTTATTAGGTTAAGAGGTTCTCTAAACCAGATACAAGTAAGAGTGGATGGTCAAGTAGGTGTAAATTTCACACTAAATGGTTCAGAGTTTACTAATAAATGGATTAATATGACAGCCACCCGATCAGGATCTGTATATAAAATGTACATAAATGGTGAGCTCTTTGGAACACAAACAGGTTCTACAAATACTTTTTCAATAAGAAGCATAGGTTCGACATATAGTGATGCATACACTATAGATGGTGATATAGCTACTACAAAACTATATAGTAAAGATTTAAATGATGCTGAAAGAAATCAAAACTACTATCAAGCACCCATCGTCACAGATGATTTGATATTTGCTGTAGATGCTGGGAATTTAGTATCGTATGAGGAAGGAGAAACAACTACACTCTCATTGATTGGTAATATTACTGGGAACTTACTTAATGGAGTAGGGTTTTCTAGTGATTATGGGGGGGAGTTTACCTTTGATGGTATTGATAATAAGATATCTGGTTCTGCTGCTATAGAATTAACTAGTGATTTTACTATAGCACAAAATTTAAAATTGGAATCATCAGCCCCTAATGATATGACAATTGGGGGAGGTGATAGCACTAAAGGGGATGCTTATAAAGGGTATATTAGGTTTAGAGGTTCTCAAAACCTTATAATAGTAAGAGTGAATGGGAATGTAGGTGTAAATTTCACACTAAATAGTTCAGTTTTTGTTGATGAATGGGTTAATATGACAGCCACCCGAGAGGGAAGTGAGTATAAAATGTACATAAATGGTGAGCTCATTCCTCC